GTGAACTTGTGGTCCCACTCACCGTCTTGCTTCATCAGGTAGATGTGCCGCGGGTCCCACCAGTAAGCGCGCTTGGTGAAACCGAGATCATCGAGCGTCGGGTCGTACTCGACCACGGTGTTCATAAACTTCACCTGCCCCATGCTGCCGTCCTGGGGACCAGTGAAGCCGGTCATCGTGTAGTTGCCGTTCGCGCGCAGCTCGATTTCCATCGCGCCGATGAACGAGCTGCCCGCCAGCATCTTCGACGGCTTGCCGCCGTAGCGGATCAGCTGGCGATACTCGGACTGCAGGAACTGCAAGAGCGCGCCGCCGTTGGTCGTCGCCGACGTGATCGCGCCGCGGCCGCCTGCGGTGCCGAACGCCGCTGTCGCCGCGCGGTTCTGCCACCAGGAAGTGGTGCGCGCGAGCCCGCCGAGCGTCCCTACGTTGGGGACTGCAGCGATGATCGACTGCATGCCCGCCAAGGCTTTCGCATCGCCGGTGCCGTCGCCCCACATCAGAAGGTTCATGCTGCGCGCGTATTGCTCGCCAAAATCTTCGAGCTTGTCCTGCAGCAAATTCACCAAGACCGTAACGTCACGATCGCTGTGATTGCTGAGCTGGGTGCCGTCGCCTTCCTCGTCGGTGACGCTGATCCCGTCGATCTTCAGCTCGGTATGGGTGAGCGTCAGACCGATGTGATGCTCACGCCACGGGAAGTTGACGCGCAGGATATTCGCGGGCGTGTAGAAGTTGACCGCGTCGTTGTGCGTGTAGCCGACGACGTGATCGTTCACGCCGCCCGCGCCGTAAGCGCCTTTCACGGCGAGCGAGATATTACCCTTGCCGCCGGGGAAGGATTTGGCCGAGCGCTCAAACAAACGAAGCAACGGCTTCGCCTGGATCGATTGCTTGAACGTGTCGCCTTTGTTGTAATAGAAATCGAGTGCAGCGTTTGCGATGTTGGAAAGTTCACCAGCCGTAAAGGCCATAGCGACTTACTCCCATGTCAGGCACGTCGCGAGTTCGCGAGCGCCATCACGACAGCCTCTTTCATGCTGCGTGGCTCGGCGCTGTTCGTGCCGGTTGCGACATGGATGCTGGACGGGCTTGGTCGCGTAGGCCGTGGTGCAGGCTGCACCCGGGCGAACGTGGCTTTAACTTCGTCATACGCCGCTTGCGATAGCGCGACAGCCTCTTGCGGAGTACGCGGCGAGCCACGCTCTTGCAGATAGCCTTGCGCATAGCGGCGAACAGCATCCGACATTTGGGCGTAGTCGGGGTCCCGTTGCCGGATGCTCATTTCCCACTGGTCGACCGCTTGGCGAATTTGCGTGACGTGCTGAGCCTGTTGGCTTGTCGTCGCCGCCGTGTTGGCGTCTTGCAGCCGGGCCTCTGCTTGCGCGGCGCGATGCCGCGTGCGCGTGAGTTCCCGGGCTGCAGCTTCATCGATCGTCCCGTCATCAACCTGTTTTTGCAGATCGGGATTGATGCGTTGACCAAGCGCTTCCTGTGATGCGAGAACGTAAGGCATCACGCCGTTGAGGAAGGCTTGATAATCGCCGCGGCGCAGTGAGGCCCCGACGCCCAGAAGTAGGTTGGCGTCCTCGGGTGTCAGCTGATTAGTGTCGAGATAGCTCTGCAGTTGCCGGTGCCGTTCAAGCTCCGGCTGCAAGCTCTCGATCGTCTGACGGGCTTCGTTGCGTTGCGTGAGAAGCTGCTCAAAACGCCGACGTGTCTTTGACGGAAGCTTTTTAAGCTCGTCCTCGGTCGGGTCCGTAAGCGGTAGGGGAGTTGCATCCGGCGATGGTTTCCCGTCGCCCGTAGCCGCTGCCTGGTCCTGAGCGACCGCGCCCGGTTTCTCGTCACCCGGCTCTGCTGAGGGGGTGGCCGGTGTTTCGGGGGTGGTCTCTACAACCTTCTTGACTGCGGCAAGCAGTCCATCCCGGTCTGACTGGCGGCTGTCGCCTGACGAAGGCGCGTTATCGTCGGTTGCGCTTGACGAAGGCGCAGGGGAGCTGTCTGGCGTCGTCGCTGACGGCGGCGGCGCGGTGTCGGTTGCGCTTGACGAAGGCGTCGTTACGTCGGTGGTCTCGTTGTCTGCCACAGGGGCTTGCCGATCCTGAGCGTGGGACCAGCTAGATTTATGCGCCCTCTTTGTTGGTTTTGTCTAGCGGTTGTGTCTTGCGCACGACAAATAACCCTACGGCTTGGGCAGACACGTCATCAGGATTTGGGTCAAAAGCTCGGTCCGGCGCTCAAGCTGCCGCTCCAGGAACCACATCGTGGACCCGAGAAAGATCGCGTTGATGAACAAAAGCATGATGAAAACGGCAGGAAGGCTGGCGACAATGCCGCCGCCAACGTCGATCGCCTTGTGCAGGGTGCTTTGCGGCACGGCGGGCTTTTCGTCCGTCATCGTGCTAATAGCAAAACGCCGACCAGGAATGGCCTGGTCGGCGTCCGTGAGAGGAGGAAGCGATGGTGAGACATCGCAAACTCCTGGTCTTGATAGTGGTCGTCCTTGGCCTGCGGGTCAAGCTGACCTTCTACCGATAAACCAGGGGGGAGCCGGTTGCAAGCCTTGTAACCGGTTCCTCCCTCTCCGGCGATCATGGCGTCGGCGGCCCAGGATTACTCATCGCGCCGCGCGGTGGTCCGGTCCCCGGGCCTGGCCGGTTGCCGTTGTTGCCGTACATCTGCAGCGGCGGGACCCGTGGTCCCAGCGATCCTTGCGTTCCTGGTCCCGTCATCGCGTTGGTGGCCGCCGCGGGATTGGCCCCGGCTGGTCCCTGCGCATTCGGGTCCTGAGCGGGACCAGGCGGCCGGGGTGGTCCCCGGCCAGCGCCTCCCGGTCCCCCGGACCCAGGGGGACCGCCAGGCGCGCCCGGTGGCTTCGACATGAGTTGGTTGAGCGCTTCCATCGAGGGCACGCCATCGGCAAAGGCCTCGCTGATATCGATGTCGTCGCCCATGCGCCGGATCAGCTGCCGCGCCAGCCACTCGGGCGAAATCCCCGGAATGCGCTGCAAGAGGGGCACCAGCTGGGTGAGCACCTGCACGTCCTCTTGCCGGTTCGGCGGGCCATTCGCGCCAACGTCGACCTCAAGCCAGATGTTGTCGGCCACCATCTGCTTATTCAGCTGCGGCCACACCGCGCCGGGACCAACGACGCGCACCGCGGTTTGCTGCGAGACGTTGAGCACCAGGATTTGGCTCGCGGCCTGCGCCAGCTCGGTCATCGTGTCGTTGATGTCGTCGACGGTGGAGGTGAGATCGGTGCTCTGGCTGAACTGCGCGACGCTGACCTCGGTGGCGGTCGCGCTCGATGTGGTCCCCTGATCGGCCTGATCCGAGCCGAGCACGCGCAAGATGTCCTCGAACACCGGCGTCGTGTCATAGACCGCGCCGTCGATCGCAGGCATTTTGATGACCTGCAGCACGTCGTCGATCTTTTGCCCCGGAGCCAGAGCATTCAGCTCAAGCAAGGCATTCGCCGGATGCGTGCGCAGCTTGTCGAGATCGGTTTCCTCCAAGAGGCCCGCGGCGACCGCGACCTTGGGCCGGTTCGCGCGCCGGTGCTCGCGCAAGCCCTGCCGCGAGCGGTTAAGCTCAAGCTGCATGTCGCGGATCAGATCGATATCCGACTGCGGATAGAGCGTCTTTTCGTCATAGCCCTCGTTGAGAACCACCGCGAACCACGGCCAGAAACGCGTGATGTCGATCTCGGGAGGACCCGGCTCCTGCAGGAAATCGGGATAGCCGTCGCAGATGATGTAAACCGTGCCGTCCTTGCGATTGTAGACTTCCCATACGCAAGCCAGCTCCTGATGCGCGGCGCTGTCGTCACCGCCGCCGCCCGCGGCGTTGCCGCCGCTGCTCGCGCCGGTGCCGCCGCCGCCATAGCCCGCGTAATAATGCTGCTCGCGCGTCGGCCCGCAGCCGGTCGATTTGCCGTCCTCGTTGTAAGCCGTGTAATTCGAGCCGACATCGATCATGTAGATTTCTTCGATCTCGTCCTCGGTCAGCAGGTATTCCTGCGCCACCCAATCCGCGCCCAGGAAGCCGCGCAACGTGCGGCAGCGCTTGTCGGGGATGATCGCCGTGCTGTCCGGATAGTCAAAGATCAGGCCCTCGCGCACGACGAGCTGCTGCTCGGCGGTGAGCGTCTTGATCGCGATGCGCAACGCCTCGGCGTCCGCGCTGTCGGGCAGGATTTCCTTGTCGCTGAAATCCGCGGCCAAGCGCTCGATGTTCGCCAGCTGCTCGCTCATATCCGCGATGCGGTTCTCGATCTCGGGGGCCATCCTCATGGCGCGCTGAAAGCCGATCTTGACGAAACCGACGCCGGTGACGATCGCGCGCCGGATCGTCATTTTCATCGATGACTTGAACGAATGCGTCTGCTCATCGATGTTGTATTGATACATCAGCTCCAGCGTCTTGCCGACACGCTCCATCATGTCGTTGAACTGCTTCACCATCGCCGCGTCTTGCAGGATCGCCATCTTGGTCGGGTCGGGCGGAATGCCCGCCTGCATCGCCATCGCCATGCCTTGCTCGGCTTGCTGCAGCTGCGCGGCGGTGCCGTCCCAAGTCTGCGCCATCAGCCGCGGCTTGGTCTTGGCCTGCATCGTCGGGTTGTTCGGATAAAGCTCCGCCGTGCGCTGCAGCACATGCCGAATGCAGATATTCGCGACATAACGATCGTCGCGCTTTTCCGACTTGGCGATCTCCGGCCACTGCCGCCCTTCGCAAAAATCCATGTTCTCGCGCATGCGCCGGAACGGCGTGCGCCAATGATGCTTGGCTTCCTTGACGCGCATCTGCCAGCGATTGACCAGCTTGCGCCGCGGCTCGTCCGGCTCCGGCCGCTCGCGGTTGACGAAAGTGTTTTGCGGCTGTGTGGCCAGCGCCGGGTTGACTGTCGCCGGGCTGGGATCGAGCGGGGGCATGCCGGGCGGCATACCGCCTGGTTGGGGTGGTCCCATTGGTCCTGGGGGCGGTCCCGGCCCCATGCCGTTCATCATGGGGCGCGGCTCACCAGAAACGCCCCGGCGCGATGAGCAGCACGATGACGATAATCAGCAGGACCAGACCAATGCCGCCGAAACCGTAAGGACCGTAGTAACCGCCGCGATAGCCGTAATACCCGCCGCCGACGCCGAACAGCAGCACCAGGATCAAGATCAGCACGAGCAGGTTCATCACCAGCCTCCCGAACCAAAGCCGAGTTTCACGCTCTTTTCGGCCTGGTCCCGCTGCATCTTCAGCCAGCCGAACGTGTTCTCCAGCGGCTTGTCCGCGTCACGGTTGCGATCCGCACCGGCCGGGACCTGCAGCGTGAGGCCGAGACCGACATAGGCCAGCGTGTCGACGAAATCGTCATGCGCGTCATAGGGAAACTTCAGCATCTGATCGCGCGCCGCAGGCCACCACGGCGCGCGCTCCGGGAAGCGCACGCGGTTCATCGAGAGACGGCCCTGGATGGACTGCGCGCGCGTCTGCTTGTCCGCGATCGGCTGCATCTCGATGAGGCTGCAGAAGGTGTGCGTCTCCAACATTCGCTTGCGCAGGAAAGGCCCAAGGCTTTTGCTGATGTGCCCGCGCTCGGCCCACCAAAAAAGCGGCTTATGCAGCTTCATCATGCGCAGCATGCTCTCGACCGTTTGCTCGGCGGTCATCTGCCGCCAAACCAAGTCCGGCAACACCCAGATCACATCGTCTTTATCGATGCCCACCATCATCAGGCAGGTCTTGTCCGAGCCTTGCTTCAACGCGACGGCGTGATCGCTGGCGGCGTAGCAACGCAAGTTGGCGGGCAGATCGTTCGGGCGATACGTGTGCAGCCAGTCGACGCTAAAAAAGGTCCCGCCTGCCGGGCTGGGCCGCCCCTGATAGAGCGCGCTGAACCCACGAACGTCGCGACGCTGCAACGATTGCAGATAAGACTTGCCGAAACGGCCGGGCCAAAGCGGCTCGTTGACTTGGCGGTGCAGCGGGTCCTTGCCGTCGTCGAAAGCCAAGGCGGGAAGGTCGATAATATGCCATTCGGCCGCTTCCTCGGGATCGTAATAGGTATTATGCGGATCGGTGAGCCGACCGATCAGATCGTCCTGATGCCAGCGCGTCTGGATCAGCATGATGCGGCCGGTCTCGTCCATGAGCCGCGACGCGATAACCTGCGTGAACCACGTCCACAGCGTGTCGCGAATGGTCGGGCTGTCGGCTTCCATGCGATCTTTGATCGGATCATCGATGCAAAGAAGATCGCCGCCGCGGCCGGTGGTGGTCCCGCCGCGGCCGACAAAGGCGAGGATACCGCCCGCATTGGTCTCCAAGCGGTCGCTGGCTTTGCTATCAGATTTGAGCGTGGTCCCGGGGAACACCTGCGCATAAGCGGGGCTGAGCATGATGTCGCGCACGGCGCGGCCGATGTCCTGGGAGAATTTCTCGTTGTAGGTGCCGAAGATGACCGACAGCTCGGGGTGCTTGCCCGCAAACCAGGCGGTAAACATTTTGCTGGCGAGCTGCGTCTTGCCGTGTCTTGGGGGCAGGTTGATGATGAGCCGCCGAAAGCGCCCCGCTTCGAGTTCCTCAAGCGCGGCGCAAATCACTTCGTGAAAGCGCTGCACGTCATAGCGCGAGAAATCGGGATCGTCCGGGTGGTTCGGGTTCGCCATCATCAGGCGCGTGAACGCAAGCATGTTCGTCTCGGCGTCCGTCACCGCGATGAGACGCTTTAGAGTGGTTTCGTAACGGACGAGTTCAGGCGTCATCGATGGCGCTTGTGCTTATCGTGGTTCGGGGCTTCGGTCTCGGTCTCGCGCACTGCGACGGCGGCGGGTATGACCGCGTTGGACGGCGGCGCGGTCGTCGCGCCGCGCGCATTCTCCGCGGTGAGAACGCAGGTCACGCTGTGATCGACATCGAGGTCGACCACGACATAGTCGGCGCTGTCGGTGCCGATCGGCTCGGTGCCGTCACGCGTCCACTGATAGTGATACTCGGTCGGCTCGCCCTCCCAATTCCCCATCGTGCAGTTGAGCGTGTCCGCGATCGTAACCGCATCCGGGGTTACATGGGGCACGTCGACATTGACGGGGGCCGCATCGGGGAGCGGCGGCGGCAGCTCGGCCCCGACCGGGACCAGCGACACGATGTTGCCGGGGGTTGCTTCGTCTTTGGCGACGCCGACCCAGAGCCGCGGCGCGGTCCCGGCTGTGGTCCCCAGCTCGATATAAAGCTCGCCTGCCGAGAGACTATCCGGCCGCGGCGCGAGAAAACCAACGCGGTATGTCGCCATC